AAGATCATCAACCACACTAATTTTTCTTATCTTTTTTCTTTGGACGTTTGAAAGGAGGCAAACCTTTTTTCTTACGATACTCATTACATTGTAACTCATTACGACTTAACTTAGGTGGTTCTTTACCGAACTTCTTCTGTATAGTCGTAGTGAGTTTTTTTATTGCAGGTTTTATAACTCTCAATAATAATGGTGTTGCAGCAGCAGATGCTGTAGCTACCACTGCTATCGCTGCTGTGGTACTCACTTGATTTGTAGAAGGCAAAAATCTCTCGACTGCTGTAGTATCCTCATACAATACCACACATTGACCATTTTGAATTTCATGACCTATAACTCTCTCCTCTCCATTCTGAGTTAAATCACCAACTCTAGGTTGATTAGGTGCAGGACATTCAATCTCTTTGTCTGGTATCGGTGGAACCTCTGGTGTATCTACCTCTGGTGCAGGTGGTGGTTCAACAACAGGAGGTGGTGGTGCTTCTATAACCATCTGTAATTGATCAGGTGTATAGTCCATTGGATTATATGATGGCATTTGTGCATCACAAAATACCAAGGTGTTATCTTCATCGTCTTCAATTATTTTATTATTCCTATCACTAAACTCATGTGCTTCAACGCAACCAGGCATCTCAATAATAGGATTACCTATAATGACTGTAGCAGGTGGTGCCTGAGGTATTGAAGTCTTTGGATGATCAACTAACCATCTAGGAATATCTCTTATGAATACTTGATTAGTTCCTATATTGAATACCTGATCTGCTCCTATGGTTTGAACACCATCATCATGAACATGTATTCTCGGTATCTCCATTACTTATTACCAATAGATATTTCTTTTAGAGTAGATGCGTCACCAGAAGGAATAATTACTTCCTTTAAAGGTATGTCATGTGCATGTGGAGCTATGTTATTTACATTCTGTACAACAACATCAGCACATATACTATAGTATGGTGATTTTGGATGGAATGATATACCCTCTTTTATTAGAGAGCCGCAATTTTTCAATCTTGCGATCTCAAAGTCTAATCTTTTATTCGCAACTGTTTGATTCATTAATGCAATATTTGCTGCTGCTGCCTCTTTACATTGTGCTTGTAGTTTCTTATCTAATGGTCTAGACCATGTTGCAGATACACCTACTGATAGATTATAATTATCTTTCTGTGCTGTTCTTGTAGGAACATGATATAAAATATTACCTGGATTGTCTAATACACCATCTTCATCTAAATCTGACATATCATAAACAGGATCCATATAGTATGGTTCATATGGTTTTTGTGCTGATGCGGTTCCAGTAACATAGGGAGTAATGTTCATGGTAGCACCTTGGCACTGAATACCATTACCATAAGTGTTAGTTATGTATGGTCCTTGTAAGACTTGTATAGCTTGATTGGTTACTGAGCCTGAAGAATTGGCAATCGGAGATGCTGTTGCACTTACACCACCAACAGTTTCTGCCATGGCTGATGGCATAAACCCAGTCATAGCAAGGGATATTGCTACTGACTGAAGATACTTGTTGTATCTGTGACCG